CTTCTTCGGAGGGACCAGGGATTCGGCGATCGGAAGGTCTTTGTAGCGGATGCGCGCCTCCCCGATGGCTCGGGCCGACCATGTGACCAGCTTTCGATCCTGGTAGTAGGGGATGATGATCCTGTCAGCCCATTCTTTTTTGACCCCGGCCAGCAGTCCGTATTTTTCGGCGAGTCGGGATGGATCATCTTCTCGCTCATTGAACCCCCGGGTCGAATAGAGGTAGTTCCAGTGGCGACGAACTCGGATCCGCTCACTGATTGGCATGAAGTCTTGGTCAAGAGCAAGGAATCTGCGCTCAACGGTCCCCGGTCTGGCGGTCTGATCTTGGCCCCTTCCCAAGAGCCGAGCTGCCACCGCGTCGAATCCTTCAGGATCGACGTACTCATCACCAAGGCCAGCGATTTTGCGTGCTTGAGAGTAGGGGACCCCAAGCAGCTTCATGATCAAACGAAGTGGCGATTTGCCACTATGTTCTGCTCGATTACGCCAGCATGACCACCACCCGGTTTCCAGGTTGAGTCCCATGTGGTGGCTAGGATCAGCGGATCCGCAGAACGGGCATCGAATGGCTAGTTCACCCCGTTTGACGTTTGCCCCACTGGTCACGTACGGGATGTTGTAATCACGAAGCAGTTCCTCCCACCTGATGGGCTTCATATCTCAGCCCTTCTTGGAGAAGGCCATTGCTGTCGGATGACCTGGCTTACGGAGGTGAGCAAGGGGAACTCCTGCATTCGTCGTTGAGTCTCTAGCTCATGCTGAGTATCAAGAAGCAGCCAGTAGAGAGTGTTCCAGCTCTTTCCTGGCGGCCGGATTGAGCAGGCGACGTTAGTGGCGCTCCAATAGCCTTCTGCGTAGATCAAGTCACTGAGCCGTCGCCACTCTGATTCATGCATCTGGTCAATTTCAGAGACAGAGTGCCCTAATGCTGCAAGTATTTTGAGCTCACATCGCCGGTAGTCCAATTCGAGTGCTATTCTGGCAACATTGCCAGAATCTGGGGCAGCCGTCTTTATGGACGTCAGCCGCTGATGCTGGGGAGGAGCCAACATCCTCCCCGTTGGGAATCTTGGATCGGTCATGCTCCACCTCAACTGAAGTGGTTGACAGGAAGAGATTGAGTTCGGTTCATAGTGCCCTCATGTCCAATGAAGAAAGTGCGCTGATGCCATTATACATGATCTCAGCCCCCCAGCAAGATGCTTCGCAACGCAGCCCTGTTACGGTGGTTCACTACGCGATCGTACAGGTCAATTCCTTCGTTCAGCGCTTCCAGCATTCCCTTATCCATACTTCTCTGCATGATGAGGTCGTAGATCAAACTGCGCTTGGTTTGACCTGGCCTGTGGATACGCTTAATGGTCTGGGTCCTGGTCGTAGGATCTTTGGGAACCTCGTAATCGACCATGTACCTGGCAACTTTCTGAAGGCCGTCAGTCCCCGTGCCCCCAGCCTCGTAGTTCATGAGGAAGACCCGGCACCTGGGGTCATTCATGAACCGAGCCTTGGATGCAGGTTTGTCTTTGGTGCCCCCGTAGAACCACTCGAAGTTGATGTTGAGCTTCTGCAGCCGCTCCGAAATGATTTTGCCCGTCTCAGTGTAATCATAGGTAATGACGACCTTGCTGTCCGTCATTTCATCGATCACTGATTCCATGAGGTCGAGCTTTGGATTTTGCTTGAAGGGCATCACGTGGTGCCCGTTTGCGTCATCCCAAACCAAATAGCCGCTGATAATCTGGCGCATCCTGATCCATGAGGCTTCTAATTCGGAGACCTGTCCTCCGGCGTTGATCAGTCCCTCAAGAGCCCGCAGGTAGTGCTCTCGCTGCTCTTCCCCCATGGTGCAGTACCTGGGGATGATTTGACGTTTCGGAACCTCAAGTTCAGGGACTTCATCCTCGTCATAACGAATGCTTCGGTGCTGCAGCATCCTATGAAGCTGCTTGTCCATTGATTTGTTGAAGGTAAACTCCTGGCCTTTCCACGGGCTCATCTTCACATCAAACAAGCTCTTCCTGAAGATTCCCAGGTTCTCACCAAAGGTCTCACCTCGATCTACCAGGTAGAACTGAGGCCAGATCGCTTGAACGTCTCTTCCGAAGAGGGTGCCCGTGGTACCGTAGCAATAATCAACATCCTTGGTCAGCTGGTTGATGATGCTGAACCAAAGACTTTCCGTGTTCGCCAGCTTGTGGATTTCATCGAGTCCAATGAAGTTGTACAAAGACCTGGCTCTCTTGATGAGCTTGTCATCCTTGATCAGCCGGTTTTTCCCTTTTCCCTTTATCTTTTCTTTCTTACTCAAAGCAAGGTGGAGGCCAGGATAGTCGATCAAGGTGACGTCTCCCTTCGGATTCAGCAATCGCTCTCGCTTCTCCTCGATATCAGAACCAGCAATAGTCCAGGGCTCCAAATTTGAATGCTCTGTCATGTCGATTGCCCAGCCGTCCACGTTGATCAACCTGGGGACGGCGATTAAAGCATGATCAAGTTGCTTCTGCCTTTGCCGCTGGGTGATCAGGTCCATCAGTATCTTGGATTTCCCCAGGCCCATATCCAGGAGGAACAGAAACTGTGGATGGCACATGCCAATATAAAAACAAACAAGCTGGTGGAGCCAGCTTGGTGTTTTGAATTCAGGTCGGACTCTGAATTGATTAATTTCCTGAAGCAGAGTCTCCCGGTCAAGCCTCTTCATCCAGGTGAAGTCATCAAACCGGCGCTCCAGATACTCATTTACGGCTTGGCGAGAAATCAGCATGGTCACGATCTCCGGGACCGGCCGGTGAGGTGGATCGTGGCGGATCCCATTGGTCGCCGATCAAATGGAATTGAGATGATCGAATACTCGTAGTGGCACCTGGCCATGTTCTCGTTTTCGATGGGATGCTTGATGGCCCATTGTTTCAATCGGCGCTCATAGCTACGGACGAGTTTTTCGTAGTCTGCGTCCGAAACAACGTCCGGCAAATCATAGACAGGCCGGGGAGTTTTGGTTTCATACTGGCGGATAGTCTCGATCAAGCTGGTGGCCCGACTCAAACTAGAGAAGGCCCGGACCACGTGGCTATTCTCGTAGTCATAGTTCGCCAGAATCACGTGAATCTCAGCCATGGTCCGACTCCTCATCAGCTGTGGTGCGCCGTCTTCTTCTGCTATTCGTCTCAGTGGTCTTGCTCCCCAGCATGGTCCAATAATCAGCATCCAGTTTTGCTGAATCAAGGCAGAATTGTCCGATCGCATAGGCCTGAGTGATCAGCGTGATCTGTTTGGCCTCCTCGTTCCGGGCCTTTTCCGTGAAGAGCCTGGCGAGACCTAGCCGGTACTCTTCCAGGGTCTGGCTATACGTGAGGAGGGTATCTGCCGTTGCTAAGACGCTGATATCTTCGGCGGCCATGTCTCCGGTGACCATTGTGGCTTTCTCTGAGGCTCGATTTCCCTGACCAACCACGACGACAGCGCTGTTTCGTTCAACGGCAATCCCCCGGAGCTGGGCGATCACATGCCCTAGTTCAACTCGGAAATTGTCAGGATTGATTTCCATCAGTTGGGGGTAGTCTAGGCAGATCAGATCGGGGGTGAACCCCTCGAATCGCTCTAAGCCGTCCAGATATGCCCGCAGTTGTGGCATGGTCAGCGAGTGGGTTGGAAACTCTTTGATGCGGAGGGGGGCCCTCCGATTGAATTCCCGTTTTGCTCGACCCATCACGTGGGCACGGATATTGTCGTCTTTGAACGATGGGCGCGTGATTGCTTCAGAGATCACATCGAGAACGTTGCCCCCCTCTTTCACGAGTCGAGAGACTTTCACCTCAGATGCGCGCCGGCTGATTGAGAAGAATGATTGAAGGAATCGAGCACCGTACCGGCGCTGGGACATTTCCAGCGTGACGATCAGAACAGACCATCCTTGCAGCAGAGCCTGTTTACTGCAGTGCGTGATAAACCACGACTTGCCTTTGCCGCGGGGAGCGATGAAGCTAAACAACTCCTTCCGCCTGGGGATCACCCCCTGGTCATCAAGCTCGGGAATTCCAAGGAGGAATCCTTCTTCTTCCGGAGAATCAAGAATTGACCCCACGTCGTCAGCGTTGGCCAGGCTCAGCCCAGCCTCAAAAGCCACGACTTGGTTAGTCAGCCCTTTCTGTAAGTCGAGTTCAGCCTGGTCAATGCGCCCAGCCTCC